GCGGTCGGTCGTTATTGGGTTCCATGAGATTAGGCGAAGGTGATGGCGGTGGAGGCGGACGGTCCCTTGATGTCGATAACCTGGACAGCGTCACCGTAGGCCGGCCACTCTCCGAGGGTCGTGCACTCGCGGTAGGCTTGCAGCGCCTTCTCGAAGTCGGACACGGCGTAGGACATCAGCTCAGGCCCGATCTCCACGACAGCGGTCGCGTAGGGCGGGGTTTTCTCGATGAAGAGAAAGCGGAAGCCCAGCAGTCGGCGCTCGAAGGCGGTCTCGAAGCACAGGCGGTAGAAGTAGGCTTGCAGGTTGTAGCGGTAAGCCCGGATGGACTTGAGGATGCCAGCAGGGGACGCGTCCTCGGTGGTCTTGAGGTCGTAGAGATAGCCGTCGGTGCCGATGCCGTCGATGGCGCACTTGAGTTGGACCCCACAGTGATCGGTGGTGAACATGAACTCGGTCATCTCGAACTCGACGCCCATACGCTCAAGGGCGAGTTTGGCATGAGAGGCGATGATATGGCACTCTGCGGACTCTTCGTAGGAGACAACGGTCTGCCCGGGCTTGAGGCTGGACTGGAAGGCTTCATAGGTGGCCTTGCCGTCCTTGGTGCGGCGGTCGCACTCGGGAGCGGTGATGAACTTCTCGTTAAGCATCTCGGGCTGGAGCACGGCGCAGTGAATCAGCGAGCCCATGCGGAGGGCCTTGGTCTCCTCGCGCTCCTGGTTAAGGTAGGCTTGGTAGTGGGCCGGTGAGCCTTGAAGCAGGGCTTTCGCACCGCTGTAGTTAAGCGCCTGAATGCCGTCGTAGAGGACGCGGTGTTGGATGATGTCGGGTTGGACTCGCATGGATGTGGTGTGGTTCTTGGTGTTGGGTTGTGGTGGAAATTAGTAGAGGGCTTTGATGGCCTCGGCCTGATCGGGGCGACGGCGTTCGACGGCGGCTTGGCACATGGTCGAACCGACGACGAAGCGGATGCAGGCGACAGGGCGGGAGGTGTAGCACTTGCACTTGCCGGTGCCTGAGAGGGAAGGACAGCGGGACGCTACTTCAGCGTAAGGCTGGCCGTGGATGTAGAAGACCTCGCCGCGTGCCCGGTAAAACTCGGCGGTCATCGGGTTGCGGTCGATGGGGAGCATGACGCTCTCACAGCACGCACCTTTGCAGAGTTTGCAGGCTTCGCTCATAACGCGTCGTCGTCGGGGTTGGACTCCTCGACGCTGGCGGAGATACGGCGGACATCCTCAAGGGCTTTCTCGGCGGCGTTCTCCATGCCTTCGAGGGTGTTCCGCAAAACGCGCAGCTGAACGACGAGGACGTGCACTCGGTCATGCAGGGGCTTGACGGCGGCGGCCTCATCGGCGGTCTCGATGGAGTCGCTAAAGACCTGAAGCTCCGTGATCGCGGAACGGTTCAGGTCGGAAAGCGTGATGATGTCGGCGTCGTGCTGTTCATAACGTCCGGCGATATGCTGAACGGTGGCTAACGAGCCCGTGATGTTTTCCACAAGGCGTTTGATGGAGTCGCGGTTGGTCATCGGTTAAAGGTAAGTTCCTTTATCTCTCCGTTCGGGGCAAGGGTAAAGAAGCGGACTTGCGATCGTGCCAGGGACGGGTGCGTCTTGCGCTTCCACAGTCCAAGGTCGGAGAGGTAGTCGGCGTGCTTGCGGGCGGTCATCTCGACGTAGGGGTAACCGTCGAGCAGCAGGAGCAGGGCGTACTGGCCTTTCACGGTGAGGGCGATGCGTTCGATGCCAGCGGGGACAGGGCTGCTCATTTACCGCGGGGCTTCCATGCGTTGAGCGAGAACAGGTATTCCCAGCGCTGACGATCGGAGAGGAGGTGAAGGTCGGTCTTCATTTTTTCATTGGGGGTCTGCTGCTTGAGCCCGGGGTGAGCCAGGGCCTTCGCGGCGGCCTTCGACCTAGCCATGATTACGGGCTTCCTGCCAGTCTTCGATGGCCTCGATGAGTTCGGCAGGGTCGACGCGCTTGGCGTGGCGGACGCAGTACCAGATGGCGTCACCGGCCTCGCGCATACCTTCGAGGCGTTCCTCGAGCTGCTTGATGCGGGCGTTGGCGGCGAGCAGTTCGTTTTGGGCGTGGGCGTGGGCGATGGCGTTGTTCAGGAAGGCCATCGGGTCGATGGGGTCGTTAGGGTTGCTCATTTGGTCAGCGGGCGGGGGGTTGGGGAGAAGGCAGGGGCAGGCTGGGAAGAGGCCGCAGAGCGGAAGCCAGAGGCCGCCGTGGCACCGTCGTCGTCGAGGTCGACGGAGATACCGCAAGCCGTCTGGATGGACTGCCGGCGGATGTAGGTGATGGCGCCGCCAATCTTCTGGGCGTCGAGCCCCTCGGCCTTGACCATAAGGCGGCCGAAGTCGAAGCGCTCACCCGAGGCATGGAGGAAGGCGGTATTGATGCCGACCTTACCCTCCTCGGAGATGAGCGTCTGGATCAGAGCCAGGTTGTGGCTGAGGAGGACCGGCTTGATGGCGTCGAGCAGCGCGTCGAGAGAGACGTAGCGGTTCTTAAAGCCGGGGTTTACTTTGTTGGCTTTCACATTGTCGAGCTCTGCGAGAGCCGCGACTAGGTCAGCGGTGGGGGTTTGGGATTTGGGCGTGGTGCTCATGGTGGGAATTATTTGGTGGGGTCGGACTTGGTGACTTCACCGGCCTTGATGGTGGCCTCGATGTCGTCGAGGGACATCCGGGTGTAGCCAGGGACGAAGAGGTTGTAGTAGGTCACGCCGTTGCGGACGGTGGGCGTCAGCAGTCGGGCGACCTTCTGGTCAGGTAATACGATGTATGACGAGTCAGCGATGATGCGGTATTCGCCAGAGTGTTTTGGGTCTTTCTTCATTGGGGAGATTAGTTAATGACGCGGCGGGTGGCGGCGTCGTAGATCAGGAGGGCGTCGGCGTTCCAGAGGGTGACGTCGATGTTGGGGAAGAGTTCGGCAGCGCGTGCCTTGAGTTTGTTCTTCCACTGGGTCGTGGTCAGGTCGCCCTTCGTGCCGCAGGTGTGAGCCTTCTGCCAGATGGCAGGGCGGATGCGGTGAATCTTCCAGCCCATGGCGACGGCGGCGCCGTAGAGGACGCCCGTGTTCCACATCAGTTTGCCGATGGCAGAGCCGGGGATGTTCTTGCCGGCGAAGAGGGGCGGCTCCTCGAGGAAGAGTTCAGCGTCCTTGGCCTTGCAGCTGAGGTCGGCGAGTAGTTGGCAGACCTCGATGTCGGAGCCGGGCATCTTAGCGCACTCGACAGGATCACCGTCGACCGACCAGACGATGCCACCGTTCACGCCTGGGTCGATTGCCACGATGATGGATGCCATGGGTAAGACCCTTGTCACTTGCCACGCTGGGACAAGCGGAAAAGGTTGGCGACGCGGCAGGCGTAGTCGTTCGGGGCGAAGTTCCAAGACTTGGCGCCTTCGTAGCCGCGGTTCCAAGCCAGGGCCAGTTGCTCAGGGGTTGGGGTCGAGTAGCCGTCAGCCTTGAAGCGCTTGCGGAGGATACGGAGGTGGGCCGCGGCAATCATGTCTTGGGCGGTGACGTTGCGCCACTGGGACCACTGGTAGTGGAAGTGCTTCTCGGACTCGAGCAGGGCGTTGGCGTCGTCCCACGCGGCCTTGCCGACCTGATACATTCCCCGCTCACCGGCCTTGCCGATGGCCTTGCGGTTCTGGCCTGACTCGACCATGGCGATGGCCTCAAGGAAGGTGGCGTCAGAGGCCGCAGCGGAGTTGAAGCCAAGGAGGAACAGGGCGACGATGGAGAATGGGCGGGTCATAGGAGCTTCTTTAGTTCGGAGTATGTAGGCTGAGGCCAGCCGCAGTGCTTAACATATTCACGGTGAGACTTCTTGCGTTGAGCCTCTGAGAGCTTGCGCACGATTGTCAGCGTGACCTTCTCGAACTGGGGAAGGCCAGCCGAATCATATGATAAGGTCGAGTCCTCAGTCATGACAGCCCAAGCCTTACGTTTGTATTTAACGCTCATACGCGTCTCGGGACTTGTGAGCCGGCGACCTCGAAGCCGTCGAGCTCGTAGCTGTATTGGATGCCGACCCAGCCACCCGCGGCGATGTATGCCTGGAGCGAGACCTTGACGGCGCCGTCCTCGTGGAGCGCTTCGTGGTAGTGCGAGAGCATCTTCTTCATGTTGGTCGAGGCGATGGCCGACTTGGCCGAG